ATTGTTGGGAAAGATGGTATCACTTGAAAAATTTACAGTTCCTAAAAAATTAACATCGTTCGAAACTGTACCACCAACATAAAGTTGAACAAGTCCACTTGTTGAATTGTATGATACTCCCACTCCCCCATTGACGGTAAAAGTTACTCCAGAAACAGTTGCTTGATTTAATTTAGCAATTATTTCTGAATTTTCTTTTATGAACCAATCATAAAATGTAGAAGATCCAGTTAACTGTGAGATTGTATCATTAAATGCCATTGCTTTACCTTATGTTATGGATAATAAATTTGTAGTCCTGTATAATGTAGGAATGATATTGCTGGAGGATCTGCTAATTCTTCTGTTAATGTAACCTTAGCAAATGCAGAAAATGTAGAAGATTCGTCTATATCACCAAGAGTTACATTTGATATACTTAGTTTTAATCTGGCAGCACCACATGTATTATATGTGGATGTTGTTCCTTGTGAGTTGTCTCTTAATTCAGAACATTCTGTATCATCACCAGTTCCGCAACAAGAAATTTCTTCCTTTGCAACGGTAAATCCAATATATTCTGGTGTTGTAGTATTCGCTGTGGTTGTTTCCAGAGTTTCTGTGAACTCAGTATCATTGTAAATCCAGAAAATTAATCCACTTTCTGGATCGTGCCACGAATACCAACCCGGAGAAACTGTAATGTCAATTATTGCTTTGTCTCTTCCGTTTTCGTTAGTTTGCCTTGCGTTGGTTATTTCTACTTGATCCGGATGAAATGGTATCATTCCAGTATGAACTACATTTGTATTTCCACCAACAGATTCTTGTGTTGCAAACGGAGGATTTGGTGCTCCTGCTCCACCAGTGTATAAATACCAATTTGCAGGTGCAATTGAACTTAAAGTTTGATTTATAAAAAATAACTCAATCATTTCATTTAATTCGGATGCTTGCAATGCATATCCTGGATTAAATGCAATCATGTAGTAGTTTCTGACAGGACTTGTTAAGAAATTATCAGTTGCCCTACTGTAGTATGGGGATTTTTTTAATGGTAAAGGTGACTTTATTTGATTGGCAAATTCCATACTTTACATTCCTTTTACCATATTTATACGAATAATTACAGAATCTACATCAGAAACTACGATCTGATCTGAGAGTTTTGTTGTTGATAAGTTTTTTCCAGAGTATTGCTTAAAACTTGGTTTATCAACAATAGTTGTGATCTGTGAGCCCTTTGCTAAACCAGTTAGTGTTTGATTTACTAAAAAATCACTTTCTTCATATACTACATTTTTTAATTCTGCATTTTCGGTGGTACTGGTAAGTGCAACAGTACCTCCAATTTTTATATCTTTTGCTGTTTTTGACACAGTTGTATTTTCATAAGGTATTTCATACGCTATCTCATATAACTCATCTGTTATTGGGAGTTGAGAAGATGTAGAAGCAGAAACAGTGGCTTTGACTGTGGTTCTAAAAATATAGTCTAATTTTTTATTTAAATTTGATCCAGATATAACATTAGGAGCTCCACTTATTCCTGATGGATTCTGCACCAAACCAAAGAAATTAATTTCATTTGGCAATTGTATTCCAGCACTTGTAAATGATGAAGTATCAACTTTGGCATCAATCATTACATGTTGAGCATCCAATACTGTTACTGGATCAAATGCCAATCCATCTATAGTGTCTAAATTTATTTCAATTTTAGAGACAAATAAAGTTGTATCTAAATTGCCTGTAACATATCCAGAATCTAATGTGACTGAAATATCCTTATATCCAGAACCAACGGATAATAACTCAATTCCATTTATGATATATTGATCGTCTTGCAATATTGTTTTAAGACGAATTTTTCCCCCTGATCCAGAATTGCTTGATACTGTAAGTTCTGGATTTTCTACCAATGCCACTAATTGTTTTCTGCTAAAAGAACTCAAGTCTATGAAAACACTGACAATCGATCCTTCTTCTAAGTTATCGTTTGTGTTTACATCATAAAGGTAATAATAAGGTGATGCGCTTGATAATTTATTTTGTGAGATCAGAGAACCAATCTCATCATATTTGTCAATAATATCAATATTTGATTCTACAGTTTCTCCATCTGAATAAAAAACACCAACAAAAGAGTCATTATTTTTTGACAGATAAAAGCAATCACTACATTTTATATCATATGCAACTGTAAAAAGTTCTCCCTTTTCAAATTCAATTGTTCCATCATCTCCATCTGTGCTTATTGCATTTTTTGAATACAAAGCACATTTTCCAACTTCTGTTGTTGTAGAATCATCACAAAATGTTCTTGTTTGTTGTAGTTGAACTTGCAAGTCATCGCTGTCAAATGTATCAAATGATATTACTGGAATCCATTTTGATGTTATAAATCTTTCAATTGTTGGAGTAATTTTATAGAGGGGTTTCCAGGAATATCCATCCGAATATCGAACAATTCCAGTTGTGTGTGTTGGTCTTACCTTTGAAACAAAATTTCCAAACAAATCAGATCTATTGTCTGTGTTATCTGATATGCAAAGATAAACATATCCATTTTGATTGTTGTATGCGTAGTAATTTTCAGTATTTTGTTTAATTGATGACCATGGTCTGTATGGAATTGTTGGTGTCCATTTTATATTAGGAACTACAGGACTTAAACTATTTTGACCAACTCTAACAGAAAAATCAGATTGTCTCCAAACATCTATTGTGCTTTGGTTTGAATTTGATGTTGTGTTGGAAGTATCAGATCCTGCAAAAACAAATAATTGATTTTTTGTTCCTGCATCTTTTATAAATGTTTTTACATTGTTACTTTTTATACTCATATGATATCTCTATTATGAACCAAGGGATGGGCATGAAGGAATTCCTGCATTTGGAGAACCAAGGCCCGGTGGATAACACAACTCTAGCATCGTTTCAATATTTATATTAAAAATATCAAAGGTATCATATTGAGAGGTCCAATTTGGAAATAGATGCGTTGGTCCAGAAAACCCAGTATATCCATTACATCCTGTTGTTTTTGGAAGACCACATAGTGTTATTCCTTCGGTTGCGGCATATGCAGTCCATCCTGCTGCAATGTGAATATTATTTGAATATGTTCTATAATCGGTGGACAATTTATATGGAGAATATTGTCGCAAAAGACCATATTCACAAATTACAGATGTATTTTCATCATATGTTGGACCTTGGTAATCACTAAGTCTTCTTTCAAAGACTATTCTCATTCCGGATGGATGAACCATATTTAAATATGTTTCTTTATAATCATATGATGCCAGACCCACACTGAGCAAATAAGACCAATCTTGAATCCAGTTTCCATCCTGCATTCTAGAACCATTGAGATAACTTCCACTTAGAGTTGCAAGATCATCATAAGTTCCAGTTGCCCCTGGGAATGTAAAATCAGCACTATAGAATCTTCCACCATTTAATCTTAATATGTTTTTCTTTGGAACATCAATATGAATATCATCTTCATCTACGCCATACAAAGTTTGGAAGAAGTATCGAATTCCTTCCTCTGTTGATTTTTTCTGGTAAAATGTTCTTCTTACTTGATTTAAAAATTTTCTAAGATTGCTTTCCTTGACTATACCTCCATAACGCTCTAAGCTCTCTATAGGAAACCCAGAAGCATATGCTGTGGCAAGTTTTTCCAAAGAATCAGAATCACAATTATCGATATCAATAATATCTGTAAATTTTTGACTTAATTTGTATTTTGCTCCAGATGTACTGTCACAATACAACCAATCATAGTATGCTTGTACAAAATCATAGATGGTTGTGCCATCTATGTTACTTGCTATCTTTTCTGCCTTTTCTTGTCTAACCCACAAAGGTATTTGACTTGTTATGTCATATATTCTGCCACACGAATCTTGAAATTCCAATTGCAACAATTCAAATGTTATACCAGGAACTACGCTCGCTGCTATAGTTGCATTAATAGTTGCTGTTTGTGGATTGAGTGTAGTTGATAACATTAGATTAGCGTTACATTTCTGTAGTTAAATGATATTAAATTATTTAATCCCATCGCAAAGTTCTTTTTACGAAGTTGTACATTTAAAGTCGCATTTGTCTTTATTACACCATTCTTGATATAGATTACTCCACTATTTGCAATAAAGTAACCGTGATCTCCTGCAATTTTAGTTTCGTAATCTCCATTTGTAGATTTTGTCCATAATTCTAGATTTACTTTATTTCCTCTAGAACTATTGCTTGTCAGATACATTACGAGTGCGACATTCGAGTCTGCAACAGGAGAAAGATCGGATGTAAAATCATTTGTTATATCAATTCTTGTAAAGAGAGGAACATATAGTTCATTTTGTAAATTAAATGCATAATCCGATCCTGCTTGCATGTCTTTTTGGACAAACAAGAAGAAATCATCAGGACTTATGATTAATGAATTGTTTATTGTAGCATCTGCTTGTAAATCTGCAATAAAATCGGAAGAACTGAACGATACATTGTATTGATTTTGTTTTGCGTATGATTGATTAAAAATTGTCTTAACTGTGTTTAATATTAAATTTCTATTTGCAGATCCATTTATTCTGAAAGAAAAATCAACATATACATTAATCGAATTTGCCTGAACATATTCAGGATACACAGTAATTACACTTTTATCTCTCAAGAAATTTATGAATTCTAAAATATTTTCGGCAGAGGGAGAAACATTTGATGTTATAAAAACTCTACCATATCTTGGAGGAGAAAGATCCTGACCACCAAAAACACTAAATTCGCTTTCAGAATTAAAAAATCCAGCTTCTAATAATAGTGCCTTATAGTCATTGACTGTAACTGCTCTTTCTTGTGAAGCAAACCACTTTGGTGCAAGATATCTCACCGTGTTGAGATTTGGTCCATCAAGTCCACCACTTGACTGTTCTACAAGAGTAACTGTGCCTGTAGTTGCTGTAAAGGTAGATAAGAAATTTGCAGATGTTCCGCTTGCAGTTACATATCTTACAGTCAGAATGTCTACAGTTTCGTCTATTTCTTTTCCTAGAGAATTTGCTGGTCCAAATTGAATCTTGAATCCATTATTTGTTCTTTCAATAAAATATATTCTTTGATTTATATCTGAAACATAACCTATGTTGTTAACTCTTGTCCAAACATACTGTATATCATCTTCAACACTGGTTATCTTAATAGAGTCTAAATCAAAATTTTCATCAGCAATTACTATGTTTTGTGTGTCAAAGTCAAAATTTGGTATTGCATCAAATGAAACATAACTTTGTGCTTCGTATATGTAAAATTCTTCAGATACACCATCTAAAACATTTGCATCTTCTAGATTATAAAAAGTAAATGCAATTCCATTTTCATTTGTTGTTCTAAATGATGTTCCTGCCGTTATTTTTGTAGAAGCACCCAAACCACTTACTATAATTTTTGCCCTTGCTGATTTATTTGATGGAACTGTGTATCCTAGAGGTTTGGTCAGAGATATTACAGAATCTTCTTTTTGTGCGCTATCTAAAAATGCCTCAGCATTGATCATATTTGCATAATATGCATAATAAAATGTATTATATGCAAGCAAATCGATAATGGATTGCATCGCACTACCTTCAAAATTATATCCACTGAAAGTTGATTGATTTTTCAAAAAGTCTGTAAGACTTGTTTTGATATCAAAAAATTCAAGATTTCCAAGTGTTGTTGGTGTATTTGCTGCCATTATCTATCCCTTGTGATTGGTATTGTTATTGTGTCTTTTATTCCAAAATCTGGTATAGAGAAATCAACCACAACATTTATAGAATAATTCTCAGCATCGTTTACAACTCTAATATCATTAATTGAAACTCTATTTTCGTATGTGCCAATGTTTACAGCAATTCTGCTTTGTAATGCAACAACCATTTCCATTGTATAATTTTCAAACAAAGAACTTGTGATATTGCATCCAAATCGATTATCAAAAAATCTTTCTCCAGCGTTTGTCAAAATTATATTTTTCAAAGATTGCCTTATTGCACTTAAATCTTTAATCTTATTTAAGTCGTTCGTAAAGGCATTTCTGCTTATGAAAAACGGAATGTCTGTATATGTTTGCCTAGTTTGTAGCATTATTATTATTTATTATTCTTTTTGTGGTAATTTTCCAAAAATTGCTTTTGGATCTTGAGGTATATCATTTAAATATGGAATTTCATTTCTTGCAAGAGTTACAACAAACACATGATTCAATTGTCCTATGAAATTGTGTTCTATTTCAGAAACAAACCATTTTCCTGACAATCCCTTGTATTCTCGGTATGTTAGTTCTGGCAGATCGTTTGGAATGATCAATTCTACGATAGAACCTATGTTAATTTTTTCATTTGGAGCAATGGTTATCTTAATTTTTTGTGCTTCCAACAAAGTTGTCTGAGAAAGTCTTGCCAGTGGCAATTCTGGAGGAGCTCCCCAGAAAGTTGCATACATTCTATTAATCATTAAATACTCATGAAATTTCTTTCCCTGTTCTGGGCAGTTACAACTACACGAAGAGGTGGGATTAGAAAACTCACATCCAAGATAATCTGGACCTAAAACTTCTTCTATTAATGCACATTCGCTTATCTTATTATACAACTCATGCAATTCCAAATATGATGGTTCTGGTTCAGATGGCATTAAATATCTTGCTGGACAGTTGCAATATGGATCATTTGGTAAAGTACATCCAGAAGATGTAATTAATCCATTTTGAATAGCATTTGGATTTGCACATTTTAATCCAATTTCACTGCACGATCTTAATGTATCTCTAGAATAAACTGTAAATTGTATTGAGAAGTTGCGATCAAAGAAATCATACTCAGCATCAACTGGTGGAGTCACAAGTCCGTATTCAGTTTCACCGCTTAAATCATATTTCCACAAATCCTCAACAACTAGATTTGGTCTATAAAGATTATAACTACCAGCAAGATAATGCATCAGCGATTCTCTAAAATAACCAGTAAAGGTAGCATTTGTCACATCAACATACTCTGCTGTTTCTTCATTATCCACAAATATTGACATATTTGGTGCTTGTGTTGAAATCAAATCTTTTGTCTGTTGTGAATTATTTAATCCTAACCAATCTTGGAATTCACTGCCATACCATGTTCTCCAGTAATTTGAAGAAATTGTAAAGATAGCCTTTCCTCCAAACATATCTCTTGCTTTTGTGTTTGGAGACTTCATAATATTTGCAAATCTTATTGGAATGAATAGATTTCTTGGTACAAAGAAAGACCACCAAGATCTATGTGGTTTCAATTTTCTATAACTGTTTGGTAAAATAAACGAACCAAGAACAGAAGATCTATAGAGAGGATCAAATTGTTTTCCTGAACTTACACCATAGTGATATAATGATTCCATCCAGTCCTGAGAATCATTTTCGAAATAATATCCACCACCCATATGGTAATCCATATCATAACCACCACCATGAAGATCGTTTTGCATTGGATCAAATGTGTAATATGGGAATTGTGTTTCAAATACTGCTTCAGGCCATAAGTCCATTCCATTATAATCGGTTGACAAATATTCAGAATTATTTAAGACAGAACCAGTATCATGATTCCACCACTTATAATAATTGCCCTTATCAACTCCCTGTAATTTTCTATTTGTTGGAATTTCATCCTTTATCTTCTTAACTGCAACATCAAATCCAAAAGGGTCCATACCAATTACTGCTGCATTATATTTAACTCCCTGTCTACCCATTGGACCAACAGTTAGATTTACAAGGTATGGCAAGAAATATTCAGATCCCGCATCACGAACAAATCCATTTGGGAAATCATCTGATCTATCCAGTCCTATTGGTTTTTCAAAATCAACTCGAACATAGGATGTTATTTCTTCTTTCTTAATATCTGGTGGTTTTTTATCCTTTGTATCGTAAAAATTGTATGTATTTTTGAAATCGCTTGCAGTATTACTTAAAATTTGCAAATCAGACTGAGCAAATCCATAATAATAAAAGTCTTGATATTTTTCTGGAGTTTTATTTGTAATATAATTTGTATCTAAAACACCGACATGAATTGATGATTCTTGTAGATTTTCAAAAGCAACATATTTTGGACCAGTTACATTAAATGATGTTTGATCAACAAATGATGATTGAGCATCTGTATCATCTGAATCAGATACAGCAAACCAAACATGTGGTTTTCTAGAACTAATATATGATTGTTCTGTTGATCCATATTTTTTGTATCTTTGATTGTAATGTGGATGGAAAGTAGATCCAGTATTTCCTCCATAATATATCTGATATTTCCAATCAGAATATGATGCTCCAGTTATACCAGAAGATTTAGATAAGAGTTCATATCTACTATTTCTAATTTCTTTTCTTGTTATCTTTTTAATATTTTGTAAAGAAAGTGGAGATTGAACTGTAGATCTCTCTTGATTCTTAAATACATTCTCTCCTGGTTTTTTCGAAAAGAAAAATGCATTTCTATTATACCAGTTTGTATATGAAAGTTCCCATTCGTTTGAGTAAGTTTCAACAATTGCACTTTTTAGATCTTGCAATAACTTCAATTCAATTTTTAAAATTTGAACTTCTGCTATGGATGTTCTTCTCAATGCTTCTATGGCAGAAGAACTCAAGCATGTTGTGTTATAACAATATCCAACTGACAGACATGCTTTTGTATTTTGTAAAATTTCTTGACTTGTTATTGCAGGAAATAAATCTTTATCTGTTCCATAATCATAGAATGACCAATCAGACAAAGTATTTGGACTCAATGTTCTCCACAAATAAGGAGCAGCATAACTGTATATTGGAGATAATGCACCTTGATTTATAGTTGGAATTTCTTGATTTATATATTTGATGTATCCTCGTATGATCGGATCGCGTGAACAGTCTTTTAACGCCACTGGATCTAGAATTCGAATGTCTTCTTCTGTTGGACCAACTCCAGGTCCAGTTGGACCAGTTGGACCAGTTGGACCGCGAGGTCCGGGTGGACCTGGAGGGCCTGGAGGGCCTTGTGGACCTTGTCCACCACCACCCCCACCACCATCATCGCAACTTTCTCTACAAGTTCCGTTACTGCACAATTCATAATCAGAACCACATTCACAACCTTCACATCCATTTGGTTTTACAGTTCCATTATATGCTTCACATTCTGCTGGCGACATGCAACCACAACCGGTTGTTGTACAACATGCAACTTGAGTTGAGTTACATCCATTTGCACCCAGAACAGGACCACAATTTGGATTTTGTAAAAGAATACAAGGATCTCCTTGTGGTAAAGAGTAAAAAGCAGCTTCACATGTCAACTCTTCAAAATTAGAATTGCAGTCTTTTGGAATTCCTTCACATGCTATTCTAGCATTTTCTATTCTTTCCAGATAAGTATCAACAGGATCAATCTGAACACAGATTGGACCACTGTATGATATTGTACCACTACACTTTCTACATGCAAATACCGATCCTTCACAATTATCATTTGCTCCACCCTGAGAACCACATGGAGTATCACCACCAACAACAGATCTGAATGTTATTTCTTGACCATTAAAACCAGTTAATGGTGGTGTGCTAAAAACAACTTGTGCTATACCATAGTTTGGTGGTATTGAATTATATGGGACATGACCAAATTCATATTCTCCGATAGGCCACTCTGGTATTTGTTCTCCAGGAACTTCATCGCCAATATATTTAAATCCATCAGTGAGTAATTCTATCGGTCTATATTTTTCAGACTTCTTTGGAATTAATGAAGAATAAAATACAAAATCTGCTTTTTGTTTATAAATTGCAGCATTTACATTAATGAATTGCTCTAACTTTGAAATTCTATCCGTGATCTCGGTAATAGCAATATCATATAGTTTTGTTGCTCTTTCTATTACATATTTTTTATATGCAGCAGGAGCATTTGGACCTACCAAATTATAGAATTGACCAATTGTTTCATTGTATGGTTCTTTTGTTAAATCGTATGATTGTGTAAGACCTCTTTCAAATAGTGTGCTTCCAGAATCATAGTTTAATAAATCAGTAAAAGATCCTGCTGCTACAATTCTATATTCATCATCCTTATCCCCATATATTCCAGTTGCTCCAAACAATGCATTATATGTGTAACCGTTTATTGGACCTGGATTTTGTAAGAGATTGATATCATATGTTGAACCAAGAGCACCATCTTGGTGACAACATATCGTGCATCTATACACTTCCCATTTTCTTTTTATAGATTTTAATCTCGCATATTTTGTGCGATTAGCAATTAAATTATCTCTTATATCAAAATGAATTTTTTTAAATGTTTCAAAATCCCAACCAACCATATCAAATTGTGGTTGATATGCAACTGAATCCCACTGACCAGTTATATCAGTTTGAATATATTTGGTCCATTCTTGACTAAATGGAGAATTTAAAAAGTTTTTATTAAAGAATCCAAAAACATTATCATCATAATATGTACTTGATACATTATTACGATACTTAGCTATGCTAAATGCAGAGTAAGTTGAATCATTATATTTTGTAATATTCTTTGGGTTATTATTTAACCCTAAAGGAACTTTATCATAATAATATTCAACAGCATCATAGATATTTACTAACTGATCCAACAAATCATAATCACTTAATGTAATATTAGTTGTTCTATTATTTGTTGTAAAATCTACATACGCTAGATCGCTATTTTGATATGATGTATCATATAACTGAGATCCTGGTCCATAATAAACAGGATTATGTAAAAAATAATGTGAATATATAGCACCAGAGTCTAGTAATTTTTGAAAGTTATATTGTTGAATTACTTGTAATGATAAAATTCTATTTGGATTTGTTGTATCTACTGTGATTATAAATCCATCTACTGGGTCTTTCAACGCGCCTAAAGAATCTCCAGTTACACCACTGTTTTCATGTAACATTTTAGTTACAGATCTAAAGTTCCATCCATTTCTATCGATCCATACAAAATAATCAGCAAGTTTTAGTTTTTTATCATAAGCATAATTGCTAAGATAACGAAGTAATTGATTATATTTAAAAGTAGACTTAGATTTTAACCAAGGATATGCTGAATAATTTGACTTTAACCAAACACCAATATCAGAACTGTCTATTTGGTATATTTTTTCAGCAGTATTTTCTATTATTCTATTGATTATTCCGTTTGTTCCAAAGGGTTCTGTATCCTGATTTTCACTAACAGACAAAACATCCACCATCCCAAGTGTCGATTCTATCAAGTCTATATGGCCAGAATATTGTTCAGAAAATGCTCTGGAATTTACAAATTCTAATTTCCACGCGATGGGTCGTTCATCTGCTTCATTTGTTTCCATCAATGAAGCTTCATCGTTTATTTGTTTAGCGTTGTATATGTAAAATTTAAAAGTGACTAGGTCTTCTGATTTTCCTATTTTGAATTGAACTTCTAAGTATTCATTTCCTTGAAATAAAAATTCATCTACCCAATTTCTTGTATCGTATACGATCATAGATCCAAAAATAAATATATCGTACATAGATTCTTTAAACACCAAAGAAGAAAATGGTGATTTAACAGTTACTGTTGGATCCCATGGAAATAATAAAAATGAGTTTTCTTTATCTCCACGAAAATCGATTTTATATAATTCAATTTTTTCTATCTTAGATTCTATATTAAGAATTTTTCCAGATGGTTCAGAACCTGGTGCTTGATTCTCTGCTTGAGCACTTAATACGGAAAGTAATGTCTTAAATTCTATTTCTTTACTCATTTTATATTACCACTCGGAATGTTTTTCCGACTTCTTCTGATGCTAAAGCATTTTTTACAGTCGCTACGACTGATGACAAATATTCAGATCTCAATACTTTTATTTTTTGTTTAGATATGTATTCTTCAAATTGTGTTTCATCAACAGTCTTTTTGCTATACCCATAATTAACACCACTTAAATTAGAATATTTGTAAATCAAAGTGTTTGCAAAATTTTCAAGAGTAGTGGTATCTGAACTATCGGTATATATTGTAGATGTGCTTACATTTGGAGCAGTTGCGCCATTGACTACATTTTTAAATGGATTGATTATTAATTTTGAATCAGTTGATGAATCTGGTTCTGTATAAAAATAATCAACGCTAGTTTCATATTTTTCTGTAAATAGAATAGGTGTATAGTCTGTTGTTTCTGGTTCTAAATCTGTGTTAGAAAATTCTATAGTGCTTACTGCTCCTGTTTCTGGATTATATCTTGCAAATAGAATATTATCTCCAGACACAAATGTTCCAACACCATCTGCACCTCTTATTTTTCTCAAATTAAGATCAAAGTCTTTGATGACTCTATAATGTGAGGTACTAACAGTTGTTGCACTATTTCCAGAGGTAGCAGTAACCTTTACGAGAATATCTCCTCGTCTTATGTCTGGAAGAGTTGCAATATAAAAAGCATCTCCTCCATAATTTTCTTGTTTTGATTGTGTATATTTTTCTTGTGTCAAAAACCATTCAGAATTTCGATCAGCAATTGCATTAACCATGAGAACTATCCATGAGTATGCTGTCGAACCGTACATTTTCAAGGAAACACTTTCTGGTGTTTCTCCATCTTGAATATAATAATCATAGAAAGCATTAGAACTTGAATTTTGAACATCAAATGATATATGTTTAAAAATATCAGATACCGTTACAGTTCTTTTACCTATCTTATATGTAATTTGATCGTAATTTTTAAATAACATATATTAACCTTAAGTTGTTATTTTTGGAATTATATTTCCAAAAGTAAGTATTGCCCCTGATCTGTTTGTGATATCTGTTCCGACTTCTCTTCCTGGTTTTGTAACTCTAAATGCTGGTTCAAGTTCTATGAATTTTAGACCTATAGAATACACTGATGGTTTGATCAAACCATCTTTTGATATTGCAGTCAAAAATGGCACATCAAGTGATGTTCTTTTTACCTTTACCGCTGCCAATACAGATAATTGTGGTTGACCAGACCAACTCGTATCAAATCTAAGAGAATCAATCGGTCCAACTCCAAATATCCAAAGAGGAGGATGATAAAACTTGCTAGTGCTCAAACTTCCCAATGATCTCATTGTGGGAAGCGCAAGTGATTCAAATGACATTGCAATATCACTCGCACTCTTAGAATCTTCCAAAGTTAAACATGGCAAAACAAGAGTAACATTAAAACTTCTATGAGGACCAGATGGATAATATACCACATCGTTGATGTCTGGGAGAGTTAGATTTTGACCATATCCAAAACTTGCAACTCCTGCTTCTGCTAAAGATATAGCATCTCCTATTTTATTTACAGCTTCTCCTATGGTATCTGCTGTGTATTCAATTTCAGGACTGATTGATTTTAAAACAGAAAATAAACTCTGAACAACTGCTGGTAATGATGTAATTGCGGATGTGGGTTGACTGCTATAGTTTATGGAAGTATCAGTTTCAAATCTAACTGGACTTGGCACTATTATTTGTGTCTTTAAATTTGAAAGTGTTGGAAACGATAAATCTCCATTTGACCTAACATTCGCTGCCACGCGATTTATGGCACTATTTGCATACTCATAGCAATAAAATTTCATCCAAAGTGGAATAGAAGCTCTTACATCCTCTTTGTTTGGGAATATAAGAGTTCCTGTTCTTTCCAATATGGATGCAATATTTGCTTGATTGCCAACTGTATTTGGTGCTTGTGCCATTATTTTCCCTAAATATTTTTATAATGCCCTATAAAACCAAATTTATTCCAAAAAACACTACAAAATATATAGGTGACATAAATAAAATAATTTGTCGTTCCTTGTGGGAAAGAAAGTTTTGTAAGTTTTTAGATGAAAATAAAAATGTGCTAAGATGGTCGTTTGAGACATTAAAAATACCATATGTCTCCCCAGTAGATAATATGCCTCATCTATATCTTCCCGACTTTATAATCGAAAAGAAAAATAAAGAAGGAATAGTAGAAACTTTGGTGGTTGAGATAAAACCATACAAACAGACAAAAGAACCAGTTGCTGGAAAAAGAAAAAGTAAAAGATCTTTAATTAATGAAAATATTACTTTTGCTATAAATAAAAGTAAGTGGGAAGCAGCAAAATCATTCTGCGATAAGCATTCTTGGAAGTTTATAATCTTAACAGAAAAAGAGTTATTCAATGGCAAGAAATAGCATAGTAGATACCATAACATCCTTTAGAGAGAATGTAATCTCACGGGGTGGACCTCAAATAGCAGCAATGTACGAGGTCACACTTAATAGTGGCAGTGATCCTCTAGTTTGCTATCCATTGACCGTTGTAATTCCTGGTCGTGCCTTTCAGTTTTACGAACATGATATATGGGGTCCATCAAGAAAGATTCCTGTAAAAAGAACATATACTCAATGTAGTATGACATTTGTTGTGTATCAGGATTGGTTGGAAAGAACATACATTGAAGGATGGATGAACAATCTATTAGCATCAAAACTTGTAACTGGTAATTCTGCTCTTGTAGAGTCAGCAGGAAATAACAATCTAGAAGCAACAACGGAAGAACAACAAAATATAGGAGTAAGTTTAATTAACTCCTTATCAAATAACTCAGTATCTCGCGATGCTACTTTTGGTGAATATGGAGACTATATTAATTATGTAAATGGAACTGGAACAATAAATATAAGAGCATTGAACGCCAGTGATAAAAGCACAAACAAAGAAATAGTATTATTTGAAGCATATCCAGCATCAATAACTCCAATGGCAATGGCAGCAGATGGATCTGGTTACGCTACTTTCAATGTAGGATTTCAATACAACAGCTATGCATATATTTGAGGAACATTATGAATTCATTATTTAATTTTATGAAAGATTCTTTGCCAAGGTATACCTTAAAACAACCTTCAACTAAGAAAACTATATCGTTTAGACCATTTACCGTAAAAGAAGAAAAAATGTTATTAATAGGAAATCAGACTGGTTCAAATGCTGATTTTCTTACAACAATAGGAAAGTTGATTGAAAATTGTTTTGATTATACAGGAGATGTCAAACAACTACCGATGTTTGATATTGAATATTTCTTCTTAAAACTAAGAGCAAAATCAGTGGCAGAAATAACCACACCAACAATAGTTTGTCCGGAGACGCAAGAAAAAATAAAATTAGAAATTAATTTGGATGAACTTGAACCGACATATAATCAAGAACATAAAACAGAAATAAAATTAGCAAATAATATTTTAGTTAAAATGAAGTATCCAACACTTGCTGATTTTATTGAAACGGAAAACTTTGATTATTATGATCTTATTATAAATTGTATCAAAGAAATACAAACACCAAATGATGTAATTGATGTTTCGTTAGTATCAAAGAATACAGTTCAAGAATTTATAGACTTATTAACAAAAGAGCAATTCTTAAAACTGACAGATTTTATCAAAACGATGCCACGAATAGAGTTCAAGGCAAAATACAAAACATCAGATGGTAAAGAGAGAGAAATTGCAATTAAGGGAATCAAAGATTTTTTTCTATAAGCCTCAGTCACATAAGTCTAAACAGTGTTTTCAAAATAAATTTTAATCTCTCACACATTCAAGATAAAAGTTTATTTGATATAGAAAACATGATACCTTGGGAAAGAGACTTATATGTGGAACAACTGAGGCAGTATATAGAGGAACAGAATCTAAAGACACTACAAGCAAAGGCAGATAAGAGATATGGATGAAACAACAGATAAAAGAAAAATAGCAAATCTTGAATTGAAAGATTATGTAAGTCTGAATGTTTTGCCAACAACATCTGAATCTTCAAATTATGTTGAACTTCCAAAAGAAGAAAGTTCAAACTATGTTGAAACTGGTGGAAATTCGAATAACATCAATGTCAATATTAACATTGATGGAAATCAAAGTCCTCAGTTGAATCAACTGAATGAGACAAAAACCATAGTAAACAATGTATTACAAACAACTACAAATCCAGCAGATATAAAAAAAAACTCACCTCAAGACTCTCAAATGTCTGGAGAAAAGGTATTAGGAGATAGAGAATATCTACAAACGGTGTACAGAAAATATGATGATGAGGGATATTCCATTATTCCTGAAATGGTGAGTCAATCTGCAACTATAGGATCTCTGGGTTCTAACGAATTCAACAATACCGAAGTTTCTAAATTTCAATATTCTGATATAAGAAAAGAAAATAAATCATTTATTAAAAATTTAAATATTGTCAGAAATATAACAAATACGGTATTGGCGGATTTAAACAGAGTTACATACTCTCCACAGAATGCAATTAAAATGTCAATTGCAAATGTTACAAATGTAACACAACAATATTCTTCTGCAAGATCTCTTGAAGTTTCAAATGAAAGATCTAACATTGATGGTAATGAAAAAAATATAAGAGAAGCAGCAAGAAAACGAGAGATGGAAATTAAAAGAATAGATGAAGTGTTACTTCAATTGAAGAAAAATAAAGATACAAATGATGGAGAAGATGGTGAAACTGAGTACGAAATGAAAGAGGGACCATCTTATTTACAAGACATTTTTAGTTCTGCAAATCAGTCATTCATACAAAAAAATAAATTATCAAGTCTCAACGACAGTGGAGACAGTACGATAGGAATATTTGTCAATAAAATGAACAATCCTCCAAACTGGAGGACTGTTCTAGGATAAGAGAGAATTTTGATATTAGTCTTCTGCTAGTTTCTGAAAATAACTCAGAGCATCTGACTCTTCGTCAACATCATCTTCTACGGGTTTCTTTGACTTCAAAGATGGTTTCTTTTCCGTCAACTCATCAGCAACATCCTCTGCTGTCTTCTGAGAAGATGGAGCAGTTCCACGAACATCTCCACCAAGAACCTCATACATACGAGACTTGAGTTCTTCGTATGTTTTAAAGTTTGATGCATCTACAAGAGGAAGAAGTGCATGTTGAGATTTCCAAATCTTTTCCAACTTAGCATCGTCATCTGAAAGAACAGATTGAGAATCAAACTCGGACTTATCATAATTGGTAAAACCACCAACCTTACGAATCTTGATTCTGAAGTTTGCACCCTTCCAGAAATCAAATGGATTGATTGGTTCCTCATCGTTGAATTCAGGTTTCATTGCTTCCTGAATCTTCTCAAAGATCTTGGTTCCAAACTTATAAAGGAAAACCTTTCCTTCATTTTGTGGATTTGCTGGATCAGAAACAACATAAATGTTTGCAATATAAGTCAACTTACGCTTGCGAATTCGTGCAAGATCCTTATCTGATTCAAGACCAGAATTCCAAAGTTGATTATTTAGTTCTCCAACTGGATCTTTTTGACCAATCGATGTTAGAGAGTTTTCAATGTACCATCCACCTGGTCCTTGAAATGCATGGTTATACATCTTTACCCAAGGAACATCCTCTCCGTCTACTGGTGGAAGAAAACGAATAATTGCAAATCCGTTTCCAGACTTATCTTGCTCTGGTCGCCAAAAGCGATCATCCTTATAATCCTTTGCCTTGGTCTGATCTTCCATCTTCTTAATAAGATCTTCAATACCAGACTTTGACTTCTTCTTCAAATCTCCAAATGAACCCATAACTCCTACTTTCCCCGAAGATCTCCTTCGGTCTTATTACTCAGTGGGAACTCCCCACTTCTGTATTTTACTATGAAATGCCTCCGTGTCAACCGAAAGGCAATTTATTCTTAATTTTAGGTAAAAAATTTAAATCTCTTGCTTCTTGTTCTATTTTTTCTAAAAGAGGTTGAGACAGCAACTTTGGAGCCATGGAAAAATCATAAGAATATTCTTCAAAATAATGAATAACCGCATCCATGTATGTGCTGTTCTTTGATTTTACATAATTTTCCACTCTTTTGGAAAATTCTTCTTTTGTGATGTTAAATATCATATGGTGTAATTATACACTGATTAAAATTGATGTCAATCACTAGTATATATAAAAGTAAAGGAAATAAATATGCCATATACTGCTGACAATATTGAAATTACGATCTCTAGTGGTACAGCTGTGATCGCAACAGATTATGGAACTAGCGGATCTGTAGGATTCAGTGCAGCACACGCTCAAATTTCAAAGATGTCTTGGGGAGATGAGAACTACACTTACAGAGTAAGTGAAGCATACCCAACACCAGTTAAGATTTATGGAATAACAGGAACTACAGTTCCTGTCTCTGGAACTATTGCAGGAACTGGAGAATTCTTAGTCAAAACAAATCCAACATCTTCTGTTATTGTAAAGGGTTCTACTTTTACATCAGATGCTGCTGTTTCAATATCTGGAAGAATTCAAGGAATAACATCAGGAACATCAGTAGGTGTTACTGGTTATGTTAATATTTTAAACAATGTCGCAGTATTTGGCATCAGCGGAGCAACAGCAATTGCAGTAACTGGTGGAAGAAGACTTGCAAGTTCTACTGACAGTGTAACTGTTGTTGGAAATGTTGGAATCAGTGGTGGATTGCAAATACTTGCAGCGACAGATTCTATTGCAGTATATGGTCCAAACGGTTCAACATATGTTGAAACAAATCTAAACATTAATGGAACTCCTCTTGGTATTTCTGGTGACGCACTAAAGGTAGCAGTAACAAACAGCGGATTTACATTTAGTGTTACCGTTTCTGCAACAACTGGTGTAACAAATACACAAGGACCATTGCAAGTTCAGGGTTATACAGGAACTGGATATCCACTTACGATCAAAGGAAGTCTAGCAGGAGGAGCAGTAGAAATTGGTGCTCTCACTGCTATTCCAGTAGAAGTAACTGGTCCTGTAGAGATTGATGATGCAGCATTAATTGATGAAATGGATGTATTAAATTCAAGTATTAATACAGTTGCATCAAATACAAGATATACGCTAGATGTATTGAATCTAATAAATTCATCAGGATCTGGTGCAAAGGTAAATATCAATACAATTACAAGACCTTCAAGAATTATTGCTGGTCAAAAGGTTTTAAGCACAACACCTGCATTAATATCTACAGATACACTTCGTGTTGGTGTTACATTAAAATCATTGGGAACAAACACAGCAGACATCTATATCGGAAATACACTTACGGTTTCCGATACATCAGGATATGTATTAAGTCCGGGAGAAAGCATTTATATAGAAGTTGCCAGCATGGGATCGATCTATGCTAGATCAGCAGCAGGAACACCTACAATATCATACATTGGTAGTTAATGGGAAATAGACAAAACACAACATCGGTTGGTGTAAAAAAACTTAGTAAAGAAAAACTTATACTAGTTCGTAGTGGTGTATTCTATGGATTGGTTATAGAAAATAAAAAGACCGAAGCAAATAGCATTAATCGTGGTCTAACATCTACTCCAACCATAATATATTACAGTGGAAATACAAAGTGTTTGATTGACTATGGCAATCAAACAAATGCTGATGCAGAAAAAACAGTTAGTGATTTCTTTACACAAATCGATCCAGGAACAACCATTTACATAATAAATGGTTATTATAAAGATCCTACTTCAGAAAAAACAGCAGATGTAAGCGGAACCTATACATTCAGAAAGTTTGCAAATGGAGTCGTATCTGCCGATGTAGTTAGTGTTAATGGATTATCTGCTTCTATAAATCGATATGATAAGTTAAAGTTTGAACAAATTCCATATGTTTTATCTGCATCTTTAAACACTACAGATGAACAAAAAACCATAGTTAAAAACAGATTTGGTGTTAATACAAAAAACTCATTCAATTATCTTGGTGTTAAAGTTGGCGATTATGTCAAAATAAACACAATGACTAAACCATCTAAAATTACAGAAATAAATATTGATTCTGACGGAAATGAATATATTATTCTGGAAGACTTATTAGAGAGTTTAGATCTCACAAGCACAGAAACTGTAGTGACCGTATACGCCTCCACAATCGATTCATTTAACTATGTTCCAGATGTATTGGAAGACAAAGCGATAGGCGTAGGTGCTTGTATAGAAATACAAAACAATGTTATAATTGCTTGTACTAATAATAATACAATCACTCAATGTAGATTAAGATCAAATATTAAGAATCAAATAAACACAGAAGTGACAATAGGTACATTCTGTAGAACACCCGATACAAACTTGTCTGCTGTACAAGATACTACCGCCACATTAGCACAAGCTACGAATGCTATTGCAAATAGTCTGTCAACGCTATCAACATCAAATGGAACTGTATTAAGAAACGGTGGAGTAGTTAAGAATAATTTCTTTGGTAGATCTTTTTAAATTAATTTTTTTCTAGTAGAATCTAAATTAAATTTTGTTTTTAGTTTTTGAGAAATAGATTCATATGAACTAGAAGATTCATATAAAACACAAAGGGTTACGGTATCCGTAGAGACACCGTAACCCTTTATTGTACAGTCAGGTTGATTTTCTAAAAATCTTTTAGGTTTACCACTTAACTCCAAAAAGGAGTAAGTATAGGTAACTTGTATCATCAACCTTTATTTATCATTTTCACTTCTTAACACAGCACTTATCTGACTTTGAACAGTCGCGAATGTCATCGCGAATATCTCGCGCGGTATCATCAACATAACGATAGACAGCATCAAAATCACGATAGATTTCGTCACGCTCTGATCGTGCTTCTGCTTCGCACTTCTGTCCGATAACTGACAGAATAAAACCAAGGGCGAGAGCAACAATTCCAATGTTGCCGAAAAGAGATGCCGTGTTATCTGCGAGATTATCTCCCGCAAACGCGACAAAAAGATTTGCGAAGAGCCCTACACTGGCAAGACCAACGATAAGATTACGATTCTTTAGCATATTTCTTCCTTTCATAAGTTTGAATTCTGGACACCAACGATACAACTTGACAGGCCTGGTGATTCTAAATGTTTTCATTATTTTTGTCATAAGCATTCCCGAGTGGACTCGAACCACTGACCAACGGTTTAGAAAACCGTTGCTCTATCCAACTGAGCTACGGGAATATGCACCTATTATACCACAATAGGTGTCCCGTGTCAAGGGTTAAACCGAAAGTTTGAGATTTGAATTTCCAGTGGGATCTACAATCTTTTTACCCGGTACTACAAGATTATTTACAATTACAGATGTGTAATGATCTCCTAGTTCCTTTTGTGGATCTACCATGAAAACAATATTTTTCTTTTCGATGATTACGCCACTCTCTGTATTTGCGTATGGAATCCATCGCGCGAGTAGCAACTTTCCTTCTGGAGACGGAATAAGAACTGCCGCATCCTTAAGAGTTACTGTGTCTTCATTAATTGTTGTATTTGAAATAATTTCTTCACCACTTACCAAACGAATAATCTTCACTTCCATTATATTTACTCCTTGTTTTCTGAACATCTAAACATTATACGATCCCAAAATGTACACTTTGGGGGTTTATCAATAGGCCAACATGTACAACATGTTGATGGCCTAATATTTTCATTTTTTGGATCTATGAATCGATCAATACCTTTTTCAATTTCTTTGAGAGAAAGAAACATATCAATACATCTACCATCTCTGGTTGTTTGAACATGAATCAATTCTGATCGTTTTACTTCTCTTGGCATTTTAGATCTCCATTATAGTCAATTACACATTGATGTCAATATTTATCTTTCCTTTTTTTGCTTTTATCTTGTTTGAAACAAAATCATATATCAATTCCAATGATTTTAATCCTATAAATCCCATGACAAATGCAGTTCCATATTTACCATTGTTTTGTATATATTCTGGCATAAAATTCAAAACTATTGGTGTAAGGTAATTTGCACATATTGCGCCAGCAAATATAGATGTTATTGCTTTTCCCGGTGTTTGATTCTTTGTAGTGAGGGCAAGCAACAATGCTCCAAAAAATCCAGCTAAAATTAATCCTAAATCTAGTCCATAATCCGATTGTTGAGAATTTTGTTCCATTATCATTCCTTATATTTAAACATAGTATATAAGGTACTTACTTACTTATTTATAAAATAAAAAAACAACCGCCAGTGGCGGTTGTAGTCAATTCAGTCGCGGGATGACCAGTCCCCACTGCTTTAGGCAGCACGACGCATTGGAGCGGCGTTTATAAGTGCCAACTTTGGCATTTAACGAGGGTTGTTGACTACCTCTCGGATATCTCCCTATTACTTACATCCCCCCGTCGATTCTGTTCGACCCCGTAGGTTTGAATGGAGTCGGGGGGATTCGCACCCCCGTGCAGTTGGGTAGTTTGTAAAGATCAACGATATCATTTTTATTTATGGTCTGTCAACTAGATAAATGGATTCTTGATCTACAATATCAAGACCGTTATGAGATCCTTTCATTTTTGTGATATCCCACAAAACAAGATCTCCGATCTTAATATCTTCAGTTAGATGTGGTCCAATATCAACGACCTTTGACCAAACCATTTTATTTGTTACCTTGTCATCGTAAATAATTCCTGCTTCGGTAGTCTTTCTGCCACCGAATGTTCGTTTAAGCAGAACTGTCTTTCCCACTGGTTTAATATTTTTCATTGCGAATCCTTATTAACAAAATTTTGAAGAGAAGTGGACATTCTGCTCAACGATGATTGTGCGAGAAGAATTTCATTTGCAACTCGTTGAAGTTCCTTATTTGTTTCTGCAAGAATTATGTTCTTGTCTTTGTGCATATTTGTGTGCATTTTTTCCAAATCATCAATTTCTGGTTTCATTGGAAAATGTTTCAAGCACTCAGATGCTCTTTTACGAACTTCACTAGGAACTCGCGGAGTCTTTTCTGGATTTAGCAAATCGAAAAGAAATTCACGATTCTTACGCATTGATATGAACCATTCATTTGGAAGTGTCATAATAATCTCCAATCGGGGTGACTGGATTTGAACCAACGACTTCTTGCTCCCAAAGCAAGCGCACTACCAAGCTGTGCTACACCCCGTAAGCCACCTATGAGATTCGAACTCACGACCCATGCTTTACAAAAGCATAGCTCTACCGCTGAGCTAAAGTGGCATCATTCATCTTTGCCTCTGCCCCAACCATAAAGAGTACGATATTCTTCTCTGTTGCGAATATGTTCTTTATTTTGAATTTCTAAAAATTCAATTTTACTTCTTGCTTCTGAAAGAAGATGGGATAGATTCAAATCATTTGTATTTATTGCTGCTTGATGCAATCTAGTTTTAATGTCTTCCATAAACTCTCTGAACTGGGATCGAACCAGTGACATCAAAGTTAACAGCTTTGCGCTCTACCTGCTGAGCTATCAGAGAATAAAAGCGTAGCGAAGGACTTGAACCTTTTTCTCACTTTGCTTTACAGCAAATCTAGTGTGCCTCTGAGTGCGCTACTCAACTGATACTACGCAATACCCTAACGGGGACTCGAACCCCGACTCACTGCCTTGAAAGGGCAGGGATTTAGCCAGTTAATCTATTAGGGCGTTATTCAACCAATGATGCTAAGAATATAAAACCCAACAAAACCCAACACCACACATTGTAACAATAAACTAACAACCAAAAGACCAATCATGGTATTTAGTGAATAGTTTATATCTTCAAACAACTTATCCTTTTCATCATCTGTCATAATACGCCGTACAGGTGCTGCCCCTGTGCTTAGACGATTATAAGTCGTCCTGAGATGCTGACCTCCCACGGCGCGTTGGTATTATTATACCATGTTAGTTATTGTATGTCAAGCTCTTCATCAAGTTTTGTCAAAGTTTGCAGTGCTTCGATTTGATCCATTTTTGGAACAACAATCTTTGACTTTTTGTTGTTTACATGACCATTTTCATTCTTGATTAAATAATTACTCTTTTGACGATCATCATCGTGCCCAAGACGATAATTGATTTCTTGAATGCCGATAGCATTTAGAATAATCGCCTTGTCATCATGATCTGCGAGAAGTCCTAGAATTTGAATAGAAGCAATGCGCGCTTCTTCCTCACCCATTTCGAGTGGGATATCAATGTGAAGTCGATACGGCATAATCAATCCTGTAAAAATTGCACAACATCACTCTTTGCAACTTCTAAAAGTTGACCAGAGTCTGTTTTAATCTTAATCATTTCATTTCCAAAAAGGTCTGTGAAAGTCTCAACAATCACGCATGTTTCTTTTGTTTCTTTAAGAATATACTTGCTCATAATTTACTCCATTCTCTTAATACCTTCATTATCGGTATAGTATATATCGTCAAACACTTCAAGACACCACGGAGTACACAACTCACATGGTCTTGACATACGCAATTCACGAAAACGATTATATCGTACATTCACAAGCGTGAGTTTTAGTCCACGATACTTGTATGGAAGTTTACGATATGCATCAAGTTCTGAATGCATTTCTTCGTAAGGATAACCAATTTCTTTTGCTTTTGGATGAGTCTTAAAACAATTTCTTCCAATTGAAAGAAGTCTCTTCTTGTGAAAGATTAAAGATATATGCTTCTTTTGCCTTGGAATCTCCAAGCACAAAGGATAAGCAAAATTTAAAAGATTATCAAAGTCTGTCATAAAAAACAAAGATGTGGCATTTCTACCACATCTTCGCAAGTATTGAATTGTATGATCAGGCGTTGATCATGAAACGAGAACCGTCCTTGCGGAACCCATAGGTACGACGACCCGGATGAGTGTCACGCATGAAGTAACGGGTAGTGTTGCCGTTCTCCACAGTCTCAATCTCCCAGTTACCGTACTGCTCGACCTGTTCGCGAATGTCGCTCATGGTCGCACGAAGATTCTGAACGCCGTACTTGTTGAGTGCTTCACGCGCATCGATACCCCAACCACGGGCGAGATGATTAATGACCTGACGCTTCTTGCTGAGAGTGTTGCTGTTTGCCATAACGATATAATCCTTTGCCTTTGACTCTTAGAAACCATCCGAACTCAGGTGAGTCATTCCGTCGTTCGGTTAACTGCGTATATTATAACAGATCCTGATGGGAAGTCAAGCCCCTTGACTGCTTTCCTAAAAGTTTTTTAAAGTTCAAAGTTTAAAGTTTTAAAAATAAAAGTGAGCTAATAGCTCACTCTTTAGGCTGCTTGCGGTAGTTTAGCTTCCACAATGCTTTTGCAATTGTCGTTCCCGTTTCCAGAACTGCTTCTTCAGAAAGTTCCGGTCTTACTGCATGAAGAACTTCGTGAATGATTGTATCCATCAAGTCTATTGGTTTTAGACTTCGCTTTACCCATATTTCAGGTTTTGCATATTTTGGATCATCACATTCACCACAAGTATCATGAGATAGTTCTGTAGATTTTACAATCTTAATCTTCCAATTTTTCTTGTTGATTCGAATTGTAATTTCTTCCTCTGGAACCATCGGATTCCTCCGTCATATTTAGATCATTCTTTTCACTTTCTGCTAATCGTTTTAAAGTTTGATCATATCTGTCAAAAATCTTTTTTATAATTTCTGACAGAATCAATCAGCACCACTTTTGGTTGGTTTTGTGTCATCCCAATGTTTAATGGAATTTTTCTTTTTCTTCTTCTTACCAAAGATACGATCCCAGTTGTCTGACCACTTTTTGTAGTCAACAGATCTGGGTCTATCTCCTTTTCCCGCAGAATGTTGTCTGTTATCACTCATAGAGCGGAATGCGGGAATCGAACCCGCCTCACTAGATTGGAAATCTAGCGCATTACCGATATGCTAATCCCGCGCTTTCTTATCTATAATGCCCCCGACAGGGATCGAACCTGTGACCGTCGGCTTAAAAGGCTGCTGCTCTACCAACTGAGCTACAAGGGCGAACTAAACGGAGGTTGGCGAATTCTCCGTGGATTTAACGCCTAGTTTCATTTGTAATTGTGGGGTAGAAACTATAAGATTCCCACAATCATGATTTTTTTCGAAAATCACAAAAACTCTCATAATATAATAATACTTTAAATATAATCTGACATTTTAAATAACAATCATAATATATCTCCAGTTATTATAACACAAATTATTTTATACCATCTTGCTTTTAGCGCAGGAACCCCCTCTAGCGCGAGGGGGAATTCACTTGTGTACGCACATTATACCAGAACTGGAGCGTTTGTCAAGCCTTCGGTGTACCAATCTGGAATTTCTGTAAATTTCCATTTTGCGAACCGAGACTTTGCGCCAATATAATATTTTCGATATGCCGTTACTGCATCCCCAGGAACTTTAAATTCCTCTGGCATTGCTTGTGCAAATGGTGTTAATTCTCCATCGGGTGTTCTCAATGGATAATACTTTGTGAACCACACGGTCATATCGTGTGCCTTGTGAAATTTATTGTAGCGACGAGTATACTCAAGAGACAACTCATGTGTATGCTCTGCCAACCACATATAGTTTTCTTTATTTTCTCTTGCCCAAATTGTACAAGGATGATTTTGAAATGATTGCTTGTAAAATACTACAGGAGAAGTATAAACTACATGACTACCAGACATGCGATGATTTGTGGAGAGCATTTGACAACCCTCCACGATCATTTTTACCACATGCTTGTCACACATCATATGTGCGGCGATTCGTGGATTTTCATGCAATACAAAAATATTCATAGACCAATTCGGTGATAGAGTGACTTGGGAAGACGACCCAACTTATGAAGATTTTCTAAAGTTTTCTTTTTTGCATTTGCAAGCGATGCTTGTTGCTTTGCAGTCCACTTACGCTTCTTTACACGATGCTTATGAGCAACTTCACGATCAGTTGTATTTGCCATTATGATACCTTTCCATTCACACGAATATTTCTTTCAGTACAACCTTTTTGATTCTGTTTTCTGTTCAAAGTTTTCTTTAGTTTTTCAATTCTATAATCACGCATTGCTTTGCTACTAAAACCACGACATGCTGTATTATTTTTACCCATAATATATCTCCATATTTTATAATTCAGTATTTTCTGAAATGCCGTATCGTTTTTCTTCTGCTTCTTTGCGAAGTTTATTAATTATAGATCTTGCTTGATCCATATTTTTTTGCATTTGAATTTTTTGCTTTTCTTCAGAAGTTTCAACAATTTCTTTATTTTTTCTTTTTATTTCTTCTCTTTGTTCTCTTACGCTTTTTACTCTTTCTTCTGCCTTTGATGTAATTTCTTCTTTATTTTTATCTAATTTTTCTTTTTGTTCTGATTCAATATCCTGACCAGATTTATCTTGCTTCTTAAATTCATCTGAGGTTCTAAAGAAATTTACATTTTCAATTTTAAAACTTTTCCATTTTCCCTCTGTTATATCCCAAACGGGTATAATATCAGTTCTTGATGGATTTGTCAATGTTGTTTCTACGCTTTGTCTATACTTTGACGGAATTAAACCAGATTCTAAAGTGCAATATATTTTTCTATTTGTTCCATCTACTTTAGTAAAATCAACCTGACACACTCCTTGAATCAGGTGTTTGATAATAATCTCTCTTGATATGTTCTTTTGTTTGTATAGCATTCTTTTCTCCCGGAAGATTCGAAGGTATTCCTACCATATTTCTCAAAAGTTCTCTATAGTATTCAGGTGTTCCGTGAGTCAAATCACTTGCTACTCTAAAATCAAATTCTTGCCAATTTGGTTTGTTCATATACATATTTATATTGGAGAGATTTAAATGAAAAAAGACAAACCAAGATATATGGGAACGATTACAATAGCAGGAACAACATATTCGGCAACTCCAAATATCAATAGTGATATTCCACTAACTCAAGGAGTAAATGTTTCTCTTCCTTCATCTACCTACACTTTATTTGTTACTTTAGTAGGCCTAACTGCACAAACAAGTTCAGTTACAGGTTCCACATTTGGTTATGCAATAACCTCTTCCACTTCTTCACCTACCGTAGAATTTATTCCATGTGGTAATGTCAATCAATTGCTTTTCCGTGGAAGTGTAGTAACAGCAACTAATATTGGAATCATGGGTGTGTAATGGGAAGAAAAAGAGCATATAACAAAAATCAAGATAGAAGATACGGAGAAGTTCCTATTGGAAAAGGAAAGAGATGTAAATTTAGCAAAACTGTTTCTGCCATAACAGTAGCTGCTGACTACGGAACATGGTATAGAGTAACAGACCAAAATATTCCACTTGTAAATGGAATAGAAGTTTATATACACCCAACAACAGATACATTTCCATCTGATATATTTTTTACTCTAACAGGGGCAACTGCACAGCAATATACTGGAGCAACTTTTGGTTATAGAATAAATATTGGTACTGTAGCAAACTCCACCAAAACATTAATGGAATTTATACAATGTGCAAATGCTAATGATTTGTGGTATCAGGTTGTAGACATAACTGGAAATGCTGCTACTGTTGACCGTCTTTCGTTTTATGGATATTGATCACTTTCTTTTTGACAAAGAGTGATCGATCCAATAATCTTTCCAATCATTTCTTGATCTGTTTTGAAACTTATAAAGATTGTTGTTCACTGCGACATAAGAATCATCGACATCATGAAAATGACAATAATAATAAGGTCGATGTGAAGTTGGATCTCCTACCTCACGCTGTAAAGAGGTACCAGGATTTTTTTCCACATACTCCTTTATTGTTCCCGGAAGAGATTTGATATTAAAATAATACTTGATAAATTCAGATTCTGATAGATTTTGCCACCAAGAGACAAATTCTTCCTCATTCATATTTGGTCGCCAAATCCATGTCTTGTATCCATATTCTTCATTTAGAAAAACTTCAATAGTATTGTGATTCATCATCTACATCCCTAAAATGTTTTGCGATTTGTTTTAAAAAGTCGTACTCTTCATCTAAAAATAAACCATGTTCGTGTTTTTGGAGTAAAGTTATTGCTAAACTTGATGCAAGTTTCCAAAAACGATTACTTTCTTCGAATGCACCATCAAGTGCAGATCTTTCTGCCAATTCAACATACTCATAACAACTAGAAATTTGCTTAGATATTGTCACTTTATCTTTGCTCATTAAAGAGGATCTTCGTCATCTACTTCCTCTTCATATTCTGTATGTTCATCATCATCATAATTTTCATCATCATCAAAGATAAAATCGTCATCTTCTTCGTCTTCGTCATCTAGATCTTCGTCTTCATCTTCGTCATCTAGATCTTCGTCTTCTTCGTCCCACTCGTCGTCTTCTTCGTCAACATCTTCTTCATCCCATTCTTCAAGATCATCATCCCAATCCTCTTCATATGAATGATTCATAAAATATCCTTTATTTTAAAGTTTAAAAATTACTCTTTGAATTATATCAGATACCAGTATATATGTCAAGTCGTATAAATATAATTATGAAAACAATAAAAAGATTATTAGAAGAAATTAGTATACTTTCAGAAATATTAACTCCACCAAATACATCTCAGTCTAACCCAGTCACAGATGCAGACACTTTTGGATTTACACCGAATGAATTTCCTTTGTTTAATTACAAAGTTTTAGGTGCAGCAGCGCCAGCAACTCAACAACAACAAGAGTATGTACCCGGAGGAAATGGTCTTTCAATTCACAGAGATTCGTATTCATATCTACAACAATTGGGAAATATGTATGGAGTGGAGGTAGCACCAGCACCCGGTACTCCCGAAGCGCAAATGTTACGACAACAATTTCCACAATACAAGCCTAAAAATTTATATGTTTTAAATAATATTATAAGACATCGCGAACGAACCAGTGAAATCTATAATAGATTGCAAAAACTTGCAATGACTCCACTTGGAAATGAACACATTAAAGATTACACAGATCCATATAATCAAGATCCAATCCAAACCATGGAACCAAATTATGACATGTCTTCGTCACAACAAAATGTAGAAACTCAAGATTATAACGATGCTGCTGATGTCGGTGGTATAAGTTAAATAATATCTCGCTCTAGAATATCCAGAGTCTTGTAATATATTCCATAGAAAAATTTATAGGATGATTCTATCCAATTGGATATTTTTGTTTTTCTCTTTTTGCTCATAGATATGATTATTTATTTTTGAGTAGACAAATTTTAGTTTATTAAAATTTACCTTAACTCAATATTAATATGTATTGATTCAATCAATCTTCATGGTATACTGTTTCATAAATAATTTCAAATGCTGAATACTGTTTCACTTTACAATATGTCGTATCAGAAGATCCTTGAAATCGACTGGAAACACGCAGTCGTTTTATTGATCAATGGAAAAGTTTCTCCATGCACGGAGGAGGAGTTTTTAGAAATACGCACTGGTAGTGGTATTTTTAAACTACCCCTCCACATCAGTTTAAAAAAATATGTACATTTACCATACAGAGAGGTAAGTCCATCTCGAAAGAATATTTTTAAGAGAGATGATTATACATGCCAATATTGTTCTGTCAAAATGAGCGGAGAAGAAGCAACAATTGACCATGTTCTTCCTCGTTGTCGAGGAGGAAAGCATGAATGGAACAATGTTGTCACTTGTTGTCTTCGATGCAATCGTAAAAAGGGAAATAAGACTCCAAACGAAGCAAACATGCCCCTAAACAAAACACCCAAACCTTTACGATTTGGGTATTTATAAAAGTCCAGTATTGATAACTTTTCTTGCAAGTTTTTCAGACATTACATTGTCTGAGGGAAAATGAAGTCCAACATCTAGTCTTGAATCTCTCATTCTTTGAGTAAAGTCTTCGATCTCTGGTTTCATATCTGGTCTTAGTTTCGAAAAGATATGATTCATTATGTAAGAATCAAATGCATGACCAGACGGATATGATGGATGATGTGCATCATTTTTTATTGTAACATCAAATGGAATTCCCATTGCATCTGCATATTGTTTTGGTCTTCCACGATTATAATGTTTCTTGAGATAAAATAAAATAGGATCTGTCTTATCCATTATACTGTCTATAAAGTCTTTCGAAACATTCAACCCAAGAGTGTTTCTTGCAAAGTCAGCATACATTTGCTGTTCTTCATTTTCTGATTTTTTTGCAAATTCATATTCTTCGTCTGTAACATTATCCATACGATCTTTAAGAGAATATATTTCTCTTTTTGTCTCTTCATCTGATGGAAATGGAATATTTTCTAGCTCGGACAATCCACCAACTTTGCGTAAAAACTTCAAGATTGAATTATTTGGATCAATCTTTCTCTCATGAACTGGTTTTAGATTTCCGTATGGAACTGGCATATCACAGTCTGTACTTTTCGAGTTCTTCCACATTAATTCCTAGAGGTTGAGAAAAATTCCAACCTTCTGGTGTTGGAATCTTATTTGCATCAATTCCAAGATTTCTTAGTTTATTTGTTGATCTTTCAATACCAGCTGCATCACCTTGAGTTCGTGCATGATGTAAAAATTTAACATGATGCATTATGGCATCGCTCTTGTCAAGAATATCCCCATGTGATATAAATTGACCTTTTTCTAATCTTGTGGGATCAAGAGCATAGTTCTTTGGATGTCTCATACTTTCCATTATTTGCTTGAATATTCTTTGCTTTATATTCATAATTATTCCTCTAATCAATTATTTATATAAAAAAATTACATTTGATATCAGATTGAACCACATGGACTTAGGTCGCTTTACCAAAATTTGGATTCTTTATCCATTCATTTTCTCCATGATCTCTCTGGACCAATTTATCTAACTGATAATCTTCCTCATGGGGATCCATTGGGAAATGTGTTTCGGTGAATTTTGTAACAGCATCTCTAAAATGATCCATTAATGGATTTCTAGCAAGTTCTTGTAAAATATAGGTTCTACCAATAGGTCGAAGAATTGTATGTCTTGGTTTTATATCTTTCCAAGGTATATCTTTGACAGGAGTACTCCACATTCTCCCGTAAGTGGGATATAAATGTTTGCGTCTGTATAACCAATTATTTGTTTTGGTCATTATGTCTCTACTATGATATGGTTTTAATGATATTCGTCCTAAAGGTCTTTTTAAATTATAATCTCCTTTAGGAATCAAATATGCCATATGAGCTCCACCAAGAATATCGTCTGGAACTTTATCAGCATGTTCACCCGCTGCTTGATTTGCTCTTCCTAGTCGTCTTGCTTGTTCCATTCCTCGCTCATTGCTTCTTATAGCTTCTGAGTGTTCCATATCACCTATGAATCCACGATCTTCATCTGGACAAACTCCAAGTGCCATGCAACTTCTCCATCCTTTATTAGTTGACTGCTCTGCCACATGATATGGATGGCGAGTTATCATGATTTCTAAACCTTTTTCGAGATGCCGTGCAATATCATCATGTTCATTTAATCTTCTTGCAGCAGCATAATATCCATCAGACCCTTCTGTTGCTTGCAAAACTTTTCGAATTCGAATTGGTCTTGCCCTTGCACCGGGAGCAATATTTGTAGCTACAGCAAGTCGATTATTCCAATCATGAATTTTATATCCATGTTTATCTAAATGTGAAACTAATTCCTCCGGTGGATTTTGAAAATGACTCATATCAAAGGGAATTATTTTAACATCATGATCGTCATGTCTTCCCAATCCAGAACTTGGTCCACCAAAGACATGATCGGAGAATTCCGTGTCTCTGGCATAGTCACCAGCATTGTTAATCTCACGATCAATATAATATTCTTGTCTTCTGTTTAATGCTTCTACAAAGTAAGATTTGAAGGATTTCATTTTGTTAAATTTCCTGTTTGTCTTCTGGGTATGGATCTTCTTCCACCAGGAACTGGAGGTCCGAGTCTTCTTGCTTTCTTGAGTCTTGGTTCTCTTGTATCTGCTGGTGGTTGATCGTCTTCTCTTTTTTCTGGTGTATATGTCATCAACATAATACCCTTATACCCGAGTCCTCTTCCACCACCTTCTGTAAAGATATCATGTCTGAATTCTCTTCCATGATGATCCTGCAATTCAGCAACTCCAACATTCCTACCACCAATCCTAAGAAACCCTTTTTTAGCATTCGCATCTCGAGCTGCTTGCGTAAAGTCATAGCGAATTTTTCCATCCTTTAATTCGCTATGAAAGGGTGCTTGGTGTATTCTTCCCAACGAATCTTGAACTTCAACGAATGGAAGGTGTGGTTTTCCGGAAAGGCGATATACGGGCATTTCCGAATCTTCACTCTCCTCTAGAATGTATTGCTTAAAACTTTTCATGCGACTTATAGGAAGTATTTATATACCGCGAAAATTTTTGAGGTCGGGGGGATTTTACTTGACAAGGATTTGAGGGTGTGTGTATAATATTTGTGTGGAATGAAAAGGAGATCTAGGATTCGACTTATATTCATTGTAAGCTATACCGGGAAAATTTTTGAGGTTAGGTACTTAAACATTTTTGCTGGGGAAATTTGCTAGCCCCTGACACCCCTAACATCCCCCGAACGCATTTCTAGTGTGTGATGACCGATCCATTTCCACAAGTTATCCACAATCCCCCTGGCATCCCCCGTTATCGCCCCCATTCGTAACCCCTTACACCACAACGACTTACGAAATGTCGAGAATATTTCCAGTTTCATCGGTCGAAGGGGTTGACGGCATCGACCAGCTTGATATAATGATCGCATGAGCAACAAGAGCAACAACGGAACGAACAAGGTCGCCTCCAACAAGGGTCGCAAGGGTCCGCGCACGATCCTGTCGGTCGCCCAGCTGCGCGAGAAGATGCTGCGCGAGATGATGGTGAAGGAAGTCCGCAAGATTGAGCGCAAGATCGGGAAGCTCATCAAGCGCGAGGTGCAGCTGCAGGACAAGCTCCACACGACGCAGACGCAGCTCGACCAGCTGAAGATCATGCGCGCGGAGTACAGCGCGGAGGTGGGCAAGTGAACACCGATCCGAACCCCGCAATCGACATCGACTTCCTGAACATCAACGACCAAGCGAGCATCTGAACATGACCAACGAACAACTCATCGACGAAGCCATCGCCATTCTTCAGATGTCGAACATGGAAGACTGCGCTGCGGCTGTGCAGACTCTTCAATCGGAGCTCGAGCGCGTGAAGCAGATCGCGCGGGATCGACTCGACACGATTCAGAATCTTCGACAACCGCTTCGCGGTTGATA